ACTGGGCTAGCTGAAGCAGTTGCCAAAGACGAACGACCCGAAGAAGGAGGTTTCGATTTAAGCGCCGGTATGTTCGGTAAGCATGTCAGCGATTGGATTCGCGAAATCGCCAAAGAGCTAGATAGTCGTCCAATTCCACCACCAGTTGGGGATGCGCAATGAGTCGCCCGGTATCAACTGACTTCCATGTCGGTCAAATAGTCACATGTGCTGACCCTGAAATTTTCCTAATGCCGCTGCGTGAATACCTAAAAGGTCGAACCGGCGTGGTAACTGAAGTATTCCCAGCGGTTCGACCGGATGAATTCTATTGTGGGGCGATAAATAAACTCTGTGTCAAATGGGGTAAACGTAATAATCGCGGGAAAGAGAAGGAAATTCGAATGTACCCTAGCGATCTTAACCCTTACCCTCCTGAAACTGCTTAACCTTGAAGTCCGGGACGGCTACCGCAACACAGCGACACTGGTAGTCTGACCCGGGCTGAATTGGTTCACCCTTGTCGCTCAGCGGCAAATCGTCCCACCTGTAAACCCCTTCCCCATAGTCGGTCACCTTCTCTGCGATCGCACGGTGGCGATGGCGCACGCGCTGGTCATGGCTGTCGACCCACCGGAAAAAATTAAAACCAGCCGCCTGTTGCTTACGCTTGTTCAACTCCCCCTGAACCTTCGCGGTCTGATCTCTCGCAATCATCTTCGCCCGACGCGCCGTTACCCCAAACTGTGACGCGAGCTGCGCCTCGATGAATGACGGTCGCATACCGGCGCGCATGTTCGCCATGACGATGTTCGACACTTGCTCGAGATACTGCGCAGGAATCGACGTGATGAGTGTCGCATTCTGGTACGTCGCTGCGTCGAGATAATTACGCGCCAGTTGCGAGTTGCTGAACACGTCGATACCGAACGACCGCCGCCCGCGTGAATTCGCACGCATCTGTGACTTTACGAACTCCGACGCGATTGATTCGGCTGCCTGACGTGCGGGAGGAGAGAGCCACTTACCCATCAGGAACTGCAACGCCCTGGCGATTGTGTCGGCCCAACCGTCGAGCGTCGGCGTTGAGTCCTGAACGTACTCAGGGGCGTACTGTTTCACGAGTGGGACGATCACCTCGTCGATGTCTTTCCTCACCGCCCGGGCGATTCGCTGAAGTGCTGCATTATATCGAACCATGTGTTGACGAGTCCGTCAGAAGGGGTTACAGTTCGGTTCACATTAACACAACGAGGTGGGTTATGAAGCTGATTGAATTGCTGGCACGTGAGTTGAAAGAGTGGCCGAGTGACTGTTCGTCGGGTTATTGCGTGCAGTCAGATGACGACGGCGAAGTATTTTTCGGTGACCCGGCGAAAAGTGTGTGGTTGTCCGCAAACGCTGACGATAGCGAAACTGCAAGGGTGACTCGTGAGGAATGGGCGGCTGCTCGACTCACCACCCCAACACTCGAAACGATGCTGGCCGAGTGGCGCGACCTCGAAGCACGTGCTCAGGTGGCACAGGCTGAAGCCGACGCGCTGTTTGAACACGCCGGTCAATGCCACGGAGAGATCGTTGTACGACTCGCTGAACTCGGTTGGGGTGCGCCACGTGCGCCGATGGTTCCGGGTGAGCCGGTTGTGACGTTGGATACGATTGAACCATGGGTCATCGATGGTTACACAGCGCCGGACGACGCGACGCATTACGGTGGTGAGACGAGCATGTACAATGCTGGGTTCTATAAACAGGTCGGCGACGGTTGGGAGTTCTGGTCGACCTTTGCAGATACGTTCTGGCGGCCAATTACCGGCGACGATACCTCACGCTTCATCAGCCGCCCATCAACACAGCCATAGCCGACTCATGTGATACACCGTCGCGGGTCAGGGCGGTGTAGGCACTCATAAACGCGTCAGTACTTAACGCTGGCGCTTTCTCTTCGACGACCGGTTCGGCAGGCATGTTCGGTTCCTCCAACCCTTCCAGTTCCTCGATGTCCTCGTCGTTGAACTGATACGCCTCTTCAGCCTGGAGACGGCGTTGAATCTGACTCACCTGAACCACACCCGCATCGAGATACGCGATATCTGTATCGGCGCGTGACTTCGCAGCCGTCGCCATCGCCACGGAGTCGGGCTGATCGAGCGGGTTCCAGACGTAGTTATAATCCTCCGGCCAGTACCCCAGCGCCGAACGTACCAACACCTGATCGAGTGAACGTAGGCCCGGGTCGAGCTGCGTCAGTTGCTTGGAGCGGATCGAATTCTTGTAGTTGGTATTGTCACCCTCACCGGTGGCGTTCAAGCCTTTGGCGGACGTACCGAACAGACGGGTGACCGGGATATCGGCGGCACCACTGATCCACGTCATCAGGGTTTCAAGCACCGGAGCAACCCCGGCGAGGTCCAGGGTCTTACGGTCGTACGTCTCGTCACCGTCGAGCAACGCCATCTGCACGAGCGACTTCATCTGACTGAACAGGGTGTAACGGTCGATAATCGCCGAGTCCTGATCGCTCGCCAGTTCGTCGCTCAACCCCACACGGGTAATCACATCGACGTTCGCTTCCTGCATCAGCTCAGCGATACCGTCCTTACTCGCGACGATGTCCATGATGTCCTCGAGACACTTGCGCAACTCCGAGTCGCCCCAACCTTGCGTCTGTGCACGTTGACGACGTGGCAGTTTGGCACCCATGAACCGCGCAAAGTGTGACCAGTGAACCTGTTGTCCGCCACCGTTGATGGTGTAGAACTCCGGTTCGAGGTAATTCGCTGCTAGTACGTTCCATGTGTTAAGCGTCATCGCTTGCATGTCGAAGCGGTCGAACACGATCACACGTTGCAAGTCGCCCTTGCGCACCGCGTTCAGGTTGAGCGGTTTGGTCAAGTCTTGACCGGTGATCATCAGAATACCGCCACCACCGTACAAACGTGCCCAGCTCAGCGCCTCGTTACAGTCCATCGGGATGTGAAGGCGATCCTCTTCGGCGCGGATCTCGTCAGCACCGTCACACTTGATCGTGCGCCACTCACGCGTCATGTCCTCAGCGGGAATATCGACGATCTGGCGGGCTAGCCAGGATGACTGATATGCAGCGTCCCAACTCGCCCAGTTGTTGAGGACTGAGTAACAGAACTGGTTGTGGGACCGCTTGGCCTTCGAAGTGCCGAGACCGGAAGCGACGTTAACAAGTCCGTCGGTAGTGGCTGGTAAAGTCATGTTGACGAGCCCGTCATAGTGTCATATGCTCCAGTGTATCTTAAACGTGGCACAGAGGGGAAATACCGAAATGAACTGGGAAGACATGCAGGTTGGTCAACAGGTTAAATTCGTTAAATTTACAGGCACACCGGGAACTTTGAATTATCACGATCATTGGGCTTTCACACCTGGGGGTGTGTACCACGTCGTGAACAATGGTTGTAGTGTAGGTCCGGCCGACGACGAAGGTGACGTACCCAACGAAAACTGGGGTTTCGAGTTCGAACTCGTCTCATAACATCGACCCAATCGGCACTTTCGCCAACATCCCCCGGCACGCAGCGATGATGAACGAGTCTGCGATGTTGGGGGATACGATCTCGCGTTTAGCCAAATCCTTCTTGCTCTCCACCTTGACTTTCCCAGCGTTATCGAAGTCACGCATGGGCGTCGATAACTCATCGATCAGCTTGTTCAACAGCTTCGCATCACACTCACTCGACAGGCTGATCATCTGATCGGCGGGGAACTGTCTCCCCTTCGTCACGGCCAGATACGTGTTACGGAAGCGATCCGCTGCGAGCCACCATGCTTGGGCCTTCAGGTTCGCGAAAAAGTCCTCATTGGTGATCTTGGTGTCGCCATAGTGACGTTTCGGGTCGCTCACCTTACCACCAGCGTTGAAACGGTAGTGACGGCGCCATCCGAGCGAGTTCAGGTGAGACCCTGTACCAGCGCCTACCCCGATGCTATCGTACCCGATCTGCGACGCCTGGAGACGTTCGGCGGTCATCTTCACACGGGCTGCCGACTCGCGTAACTCATCCTGTCCGCCTTTCCACTCGTCAAGGTCGATGCAGACCATCCCGTCCATCGCGGTGGTAGCGTTCTTGTCGTCCCCATCGTCCGCCACGTCGTAACCTACGGTCTTACCCCCAGTCCATGTACCCGACAGTGGCTTGACGGTCTTGTGCGCGTCCACAGCGGCCTGGAGCCACGCACGTTTGATCACGACGCTATCGTCGCTATCGAACGGAACGCCTTTGTACGTGTGGACGGCGAGGTCGTAGTCTTCCTCGAACGCCGACTCGATATCAGCCAGGGCGGAAGGGGAGAGGAACGGGTTCTCGTCGTAATTGATTTGACGGATGAGCGTACCGCGTGGCGGAGAGATGACCAGACGTTTCCAGGCGAAGTCGGTAGCGAACCGGGCGTTGAACGAGAACCACATCTCGGCGCCATCGTTACGCATGACCGTCGGGCGCACCGTGTTGAACGCTGATTCGGTCATCAGGTGAGCTTCCTCCCACCATGACACCGTTGCACCTTCAAACGATTTGATCTCGTCGACGTTACGCGCCACGCCGTAGAACCGGAACAGCGACCCATTGGTCTTATGCTCTATGGCATCAGCGTAAATCTTGAAATTCTTGTCCAGCTCAAAATAACTAATCTTGTCCTTCAGCAACGTGTACACAGAGTCGGCGATACGGTTCTGGAACATCCGCAGGCAAAGAAATCGTTCGGTACTGAAGTTTGCCCGGGCTATGGCCACACCGGCCATGTCGTGAGACTTGGAAGACATCCGGCCACCGTGTAACACCCTGAACCGAACCGGGTCGCCTTCAGGCGTCTCACGGGTTGTCCAGAAGTCACGGAGTGCGGGATTAAGAGTTGGACCCATAGAAATCGTCAAGCCTTGCACGGGTAGTTACTTCACCGGAAAGTTTGATCTCGGTTGGTTTGTTGTAACCCTGGAGGTCAGCGATTTGTTTCATCGCTGCAACTTGACTATGAGTTTTAATTTTCAACCCATCTTTACCGGCTGTAAGTTCGCTGATAAGTGCAGTACCAGCACCAGTCATATCGGAAGTTTCTTTGAACGCCCAACCAGCTTGTGCAACAACTTCACCAGTCTCTTCATCGATGAGTGGGTTGTTATGCAAAGTAATTACATCGTCGATCTTGGTGCGAGCGATTGAACTTAGACGCTCTAACATTTCTTCGCGGGACATGATCGAACTTGCGAGTTTCGTAGCGCTTGTTTCAATTGCGACTTGACGCACCGAATCGAGGAATTTTTTAACGCCAAGATTTGCCAAGATTTGACCGCACGAACGTTCAGCGCTCGCATCGGTTTTCGCCTTCCCACCAGCCCGACGATACGCAGCACGTTGAGTCAATCCTTCCAACGACCCAAGCGCCACGCCTTGCTGCAAACGAGTCAGGGCGTGGAATGCCGAGACCTGTTCGTCGCTCAGTTCGATGGTGCGGTTGTCGATGGTGATCAGCATTGCGGAAAGCCTTGCGGTTGAGGTCACACGATTGTCGCCGCCGCTGACAGGCGAGTCAATCCCAACAGGTCGTTACCCCGTAAAACTGATCCGGGGTATTTATCGGGGTATGTCGTAAGTCCTTGTATTTACTACTAATATATATTTTATACCCCGATACCCCGAATAAATAATATTAGCAGTAGAGTAGTGATGCATATGAGAATACATATCATTATATATTATATCGTATGGCTGGAGAGTGAGAGCGATACGGGGTATTCGGGTAAACCCGCTACAGGCCATGTAATCCGTGGCTTCCAGGCTACCCCGGATAGTTTGCGAGTTCCGGGGTACGGGGTATACCGGGGTACGGTTTTGAGCGAAAATAAATTATCTCGACCCTCTATAATTTAAAAATGATTATTTTCTGGTCAAAAAGTAACCAAATTAAATTAAAAATAAATTACTGAAAATTAACTGACGTCGAGATAATTATAAATCGATCAATTTTTGACCAGATGTCAACCAAAAATGATTAAAAGTCGACAGCGATAAATTACTGAAATTAAAAAACCCGCCTAAGCGGGTCGTTGCATCGCGTAAACCTGTTCCCAGGTCGGCCATCCTTTGGTCACATTTGGACCCCTGTCGACCTTTTTGCGCTTCACCTTGACGGGTGGAACCCATTCGAATTTGATGTCGATTCCACGTACTTTCATGGCGTATCGGATGCCCGAGTTCTGACTGGCGCCACAGAATCCAATCGCCCTGTTCACCTGATTCAAGCTATAGCCCTCTCGCTGCATTCTCAACAGAGCGTCTCTGAACGGCTCACCCGTATCGCGTACATAGTTGGCGACCACATTGGAACTACCCCACGGGTTGTTGTCTTGGTTAGCTCTCAGTAACGCTGTAAAGGCATTACGTTCCATACCGATAATTCGGGATGCATCAGCGCGTGTGAACCCCTGATGGTGTATATCGTGTACGAGTCGCCAGAATGGAATACCCCAGCGTTCAGCAACTCGTACACGTGTCCAACTTCGCTTGGTTTCAGTGGCGTTTAACATAGCGTTCCAACTTCCTGAAGTCGATACCAGTTATACGACCTAATTCTTTCCAAGTTGCACCAGCGGCTTTAAGTCGTTTCATGCGTGCAAGTTCATACGACGTCAACAACCCCGTGGATTTACGCAATGGTGACTGATAACGCTTGTCGCGTTTGTAACCGGCTGCTGCAAGTGCGCGACGTACAAGATGTACCGTACTCCCGCAACGAGTCGCCACGGTGTGCCAGGGGAGCCCAGAGTTGCGTAAATCGATAGCCCGGTCGGTGTCTATATTCATGGTGCCGCTCCAATCATCGCCGCGTAAACGTCACGGTAGTCCTGGTGCTCGTCATCGCCACATAGCGTATTAATTCCAGCCTCTACCATCGCTGGGGTCGGCCTGAGTGGTACGAGCTTGTAGCCCTCCGATACCGGTGTGGGCTGCAATGAATAGCCTGATGCGCTAGTGTTGCACTCCTTTAGAATCGTGCAGCGTGGATATAGTGCCACCGGCTCACCCTGCCCGCCCTTCAGCCGCTCGTTATCGGCCTTGAACTGATCGCGCTCAGCAACCAATGCATCGTATTCCATCAACCAGCGGCCTTTGCCGTAGGCAGCAACAAGGCGCCCCCTGACATCTTCACCAGCCGGTTCATTGGCGCCATCAATTTCCTTTTCGAGCCGCTCGTTCTCCGCCGTCAGCCGTGCGATGGTGGCTTGCAGTTCGGCGAGTTCGGGCGGGGCGCCTTTCATGTTCGCGTAATCACCGCCACTGTTCTTCAGCGCGTAAGAGGCGATAGCGCCTGAGCAAAGGATACGGGTACGGCCGTTTTCGGTGTCGAAATGCTTGCCGTCAGCATAAAAGCGCAACGCTTCCTCGGGCGTCCAGTCGAACTTATCGCAGGCTTGGATAAAATACTCAGCAACCGGCTGGCGCTCGACGACAGGGGCGGCGAGTAGGGAGCGCAGTTCACAGTTCGCCCGCATTACGTCCTCTATGTCGTAGCTTTTCGACACGGTTCCGGTTACGCGCTCCAGCAACTCCCGCGACACTTCAATTTTACTGCTCATTGCTGTTCTCCATCGCGCTGCATCATGAATGCAAGCTCGGCCATGCTTAATGCCGGCTTGTTCCGGCGGTGGATAAACCGAAGTCGATTGTCTGGCCAGCGATGAGACCCGCAAAATATCGATCCTTCGTGGCGTTCTTCTTCACAACCAGGACATGCGCATACGTCAATTTTACTGCTCATTCGCTTGCTCCCGATTCGGTGGGTTTGGCTAAAGCTGCTTGCACTGCGTCATGCCACTCAGGAGTTAGGCCGCCGTAATTTGAAGCGCGTCGCAACAGGATTTCCAGAGTTCGATTCCGCCGCTCGGCGGCTGTCAGGCGCTGTTGCAGTTGCACGTTGTCGTTTTTGTATCCTCCGGCTGGATCGCCGCCGATGGGGTCGCCTTCATTGTTAAGCCCAAGTACTTCACGGTCGTACCGTGATTTTTCTCGCTCAAGCTCTTCCCGCAGCGCAGCCAGCTCGGATTTGGCGGCTGTCAGAGCCATTGAAATGGTTGTTGCATGATGGGCTGCATCACCAGTCAAAACCCAATCTCCGAATGGATCCTTGGTCATACCTCCATCAAAACCACGCGACCATCTGGTTACCTTACTCATCTGCAAATCTCCAATATCATGTTGGGTAGGCCCGTGTTTAGTAGAATCGCCATGAGGGCGAAATAGTATTCGGGGTTCATGACCGGCACCCGTCTTCCACTGCCACATAGCTGACTTCAAACGTCAGGAACGAACCGTCCTCGAAGTAGTACACGTGGTGTTTCGACCCATGAGGGACGTCACGACGCGAGAACGATGTCACGGCTGCCCGGTGTGGGTCGCGTGACCGACGGATCGATTGTGCGATAGTCAGGTGAGCCGGGTCGTTGACTGAACAGGTATTCTGACGGCGGTCCATGGTGTCGCTCCAATGGTTGACATGATAATTATTATCCATAATGACGGGGTCGTCAATACGCGGGCAAATAAAAACCGCCGTTAGCGACGGGCGGTTTCAAACTGTATCGCCAGCTCACCCAGGCGACGAACGTCAGCCTTGCTCGGGCCGTTGTAATAGGTCGTACACCCGGCATCAGCCATACGCTGCACCTCGGCGTTCTGGAGCAACGATGTGTCACGTGCTGCCTGACACTCTACCGTCTGCCCACCAACGTTCATACCGACCCGCTGCACCGTCACGAGACACACCTCAGCAATCACCACAGTTCGCCGCGTGAGTTCCCCGACGTGAGTTCCGTCACAATCCGCGGCACCGGCAGCACCAGCCACCAGCATGAGTGCCAGCGCCACACCCAGCATACGTACCGCGTTGCCTGTCTTATACATTTGAGTCACCGTGACCAATACGCGTCAGTTGAAGGTTGGCGCCGACTACCCAGCGATAATTCGACCCGGGTGGTAACGCTACATTGCGATCAGCAGCTTTACGTCTTGCTTCAGTAAAACGGTCGTTACACATTGGTCGATCCTCGTCGTCTACATCCCATTGGAAGCCACAAACGTGGCAGTGGTACTGATCGCCATACCGGCGCGCTCGACAGGTCATGATGCACCGCCGACACGTTCAACCTTGTGACCGCAGTATCCGCACCACCAGCGGTTCGTGCTGGGCATCTGGAACGGCTTTTTGTTGAAGTGAAGCGAGCCGCATTTGTCGCAAGGTTTAAATTTCATGATCGTTACTCCGTGTCGGGTTTATTTACTGTCTGATTCGAAGTATTGACGAGTCCGTCATTAACGTCAATAACTGTTTTACGGTCCTGACGATTCGACCCGACCAACGGTAATTGCCCGTCCGATAGGTGCCAGGGGATCTCGGTTTTACAGTCGGGACATTGCTTCATATTCAGCGAGCTATACCGTATCAGATCGGTACACCCGCACACGCAGCGGTTACCGTCGGCTGGGATCAGTTCAGGTTTATCTTTAAATGGCCATCGCCACGGATCACCGTAAACAATTGCGCCCCAAAATGGGTACGCGACAGCCATGATACCTGCGATAAATGCTACGAATTCCCAGCTACACATCGCGCCAATCCTTCCTGTTGGGGTTGTAATTACATTGTCCCGAGCCTTGACGGTGGATGAACCAGTACCCGTCGCAATGACAGGCTACACGTGAGTTCATCCACACATCGAGTCGATACTCGCCGCCACAGGTGCAACGGCGAGACGTCGGCCACCGCGCCAGGGCCTTACGGGCGTCACACTTGCGACATCTGGTGTGGGTGCTCATACTGCCGAGTCGATGAACCGCCCGATGCGGTCAGTAATTGGATCTCCGTACATTTCCTTCTGGAATCGTTGGGTGCACTTAGCGAGTAATGCCTTACCTTCGACAACACTTGATTCGGCGGCGCGTGCCCGATCAGCCCAATGGTTCTTTGCGTCCATTAAAAGCTGTAGGCGCTCGTTCAATGATGCCAGCTGTACCTCGACCTCATCCTCACGCACGAGTCCCACGCGCTTAACGTCGATCCACCCGTGACCGAATGGCGGCGGTTGGTGAGCCCACAACAGCGACACCTGACCCGGGTTGCGACATGTGTAGATAAACGCTACGGGTTTCATACTGTCACCGCCTGGGCGGACTTCGCTGCCCTTGGGGTGTTCTGTTTGGTCAGGTACTGCCAAGCTCGCCACGCCGCTTGCGTGGAGTTGTTCGCGTACTCACCCCAACCATTGGAGTGGAGTTCTCGCGCTGTACTCATCGGAGGACGTGTACGACGGCAAAACTCTTCGAAATCCTTACGCATGCTCATACGTCACGCCCCCATCAGCAGTAGCACCATTCCAATCCACCCGACGAGCGCAACGCCGCGCATCACGTTGAGTCGAGCCTGGAGGATGTCCACGGTGGTCTCGGCCGCCCGTGCCCGGTTGTACCAAATCGCTGCGAGCTGTTTCATGGTCATACACCCCTCACACGGCTGATACGGATGGTTCCGACGAGGCAGTCGATAAGTATGGTCGTACCACCAACACTGACACCGAGTTTCCAAGCCCAACCACCGCCGAAACGTGCACCGCTCGGGTTGAGCATTGCGGTAGGACCCTTACCATTTTTATGCGGAAACCAGCCGTAACCCTGCCAAGGAAAACGACTCGCTGTTACTTCGAATTTACCAATACGCATCAGTCCCGCTCCCACGTGTGTTAATTGATGTCATGACCAGTATTAGCCATCCTGACGAGTCCGTCAATACCTCGGGAATAAAAAGCCCCAGTGACGGGGCTATACAGCCTGTTGCGCCAATGCCGCAATCGCCACGGGGTCACCCTGCGCAGCCTCGTAATGGCGCACCACCTCGGCACCCCCGACCAGATTGGCGTGAATATGACCCTGGCGGATGTACAGGCGCGGCTTACCGTTATCCATGAGGATGTGATTATTGACGCGACCATCCTTAAGCGCCGGGTGCCAGTCGTAGCCGATGGACTTCATCAGGTCGCGTCGTTTGCGTGGGGCGATGGCACGACCCATGCGCAGCCGCTCGATGAGTGCATCGAGCGCCATGCTTGACACCCAACCGCCCGCAAAACCTTGGCGACCTTCCTCGATGCATTCGAGGACTTCTTGTTCCACAGCGCCCAGGCTCGCCTCGACCGCTTCACCAGTGGTACTGGTGTACGGTGCACGGCTCGGGTGTTTGACTACCGCACGATTCAGGAAGTAGTGACGCAGGTATGACGTCGTGTTTGGGTCACGCATGAACGTGTCAAGGCGTGTATAATACGCATCGTCCATACCATCCCTCAGAATATCTTCAGCCGACTCGTGAGGGTTGATGAAAATCGCATAACGCCGATCATCCTTGACTTTCAACACCGAGTCCTTGTGGTTACTGGTGATGATGATGCCAAGCATGTTCCGACACATTGCAGTTTCCATACCTTTCTTCTGATATGGGATCGTTCTGTCAGTTACGATGGGCTTCAAAATTTCGATCACATCCCGTTTATCACCGGCTTTGAAGTCGTTAATGACCGCGAAGGTGTTACCGAATACCCAACCGTTAAACTTATTATCAACGTCACAGGATTGTACGACCGTCGAGTGTCGATACCCCATAACCATCATCATCGCGTCGGCAATGGTGGTCTTACCGTTCCCCGGTGGCCCAATGATCACAGGTGCCCAAAGCATGCATTTACCCGGGTTCTGAACCTTGTGTGCCGCCCAGTCGAGCAGAATGTCATAGTCGGCAGGGTGCAACTTTTTGACGTGATCCAGAAACACGCTGACATCGCCGGGTACACCTTGCGAAGTATTCGCCCGGAACGCATTGACATACTTCACGTCTTCTTCTGATGTCACAGTGCCGAACGGAATATCCGGGTTGTAGATGATGTCGAACACCTTACTGAAGCCGTAGCACTGCGACTCTGTGAACGCCTCCCAGGCTTTTTTGGTCGTCTTCTCGTTGGTGTCGTCGAGCGCAAAAACATACCCACCATAGACGGAATTGAACTGGTCAGGCTTCAACATCAGTCCTTCGGGCGTGAGGATCCTGTGATGATAGGCCACGTACACGCAGTCCTTGAACATGTCGAAAAGTTGTGTACCGCTGACGAACTGGAACCCGGTACGCGCAACAGGTCCAACGTGACTCTGTGGGACGATCTCGATAGGCTTCCCGACGCTGTACCACGAACTCTGGCGCGATACAGCTTTCGGGATCGTTCGACGTACGAGATACTCGGGACGTTTCGTCCACTTATCACGTTTCAGACCCGACATATGCATGAGCCTGAGAATTCTCTCGCAATTGTTCCCCGTAAAAAAGGACAAATGCTGGGCGAGTGCAAGGTCTGCTGCCGATGCATCGTATTGTTCTCCGCCCTGGTCAGGCGGAAAGAACTCAAGAAGTCGAACCGAATCGGCGGTCCATAAATCTTTGAAACTGGCACGGGTACCAAACGTACTCGCCACACTCTCTGACTTCAAAGCTTTTTCGATCAGCCGTTCATCGTCTTCAATTGGGTAGCTACCAGCACAGTGTGTCGTCGTCCACTCAGTACCAGCGTTCACTTCCGACGCGTCCAGCTTCAACCATTTTTCAACAATGTGATCGAGCGCGGCTTGATGGTTAGTAGAGCCCGCGTCACCAGTAGCACCTGTGCCTGTCAACGCCACGAAGCGCTCCGAGCGATACAGATCAAATAACCCCACTTTCGACCCGGTTACAGGGTCTTTCGCCTTGCACGCGTGGTCATCGACGCCCAGGGTGGGCCTCCCCGTACCGATGATATGTAGACCCCGCCCCGATTGCGAAACTTCAACTGCTGCACCGCTGAACAGTTGACATAATTCCACCGCTATTGGCGACCAATTTCCATCCTGTAAACAGTCGTCTACGTCTATAAAAAATAGATCGTCATCATCGGTGAATGTGAATGCCACACCCCAACCATCGCCCAGGAGGGTCGCAGCGGCGCAAGCCGTTTCAGCATCGACCCAGTATTGGGGGTCATGGGCGTCCACCACTTTACCATCGACCGAACACGGCAACTTCGTGGTCTTGGCGCCGTTGGGGATCAGCTTGTACAACATGAATTGCTTAAATTTCCCGAGTGCTGCGAGTGCTGACGGAAGTGCTTTCATTTTAGGAGTTCCAGCCAAGTAGTGATGTCCAGAGACATCTGACGCCATTCGGTTGCACCGTCGAATCCTTTCAATCCTGCCGACGGAAACTGGTGGTGGAAAAGACGTTCGAGCATGCGAGGCACCGCACCATCATCACAATGGATTTCACGGTGGACTGAGAATTTGAAGGGTGTTTTTCGTTCCAGCTCGATAAATCTGCGACTCGATCTATTGCTAATCCCGATTTTGATCATCGATTCACAGTCAGACAGAAGTGCGTAAAGCGTACCGGGGAGTGCAGGTGAATAACCACCCGGGGAGCAAGTTGGGCACCGAGTCCCACTATTGAGGAACGAACTGATCGTCGTGTCCCACCGACCATGAGCTGGACATTCGAACGTTGCCATACTGTAAGCCGTATGATAACCGGCAGCAATTCCGATGAATTTGAGACCGTCCGCTGTCGCCAACGCGGCGAGCTGTAGTTTGCAATCGTCCCCCGATGCTCGTAATTTGTCGGCGCGAACACCAATCGCACAGCCTGGGCACCGAGTTCCATTATTAAAAAAATGGTTCACCCGTACAGACCAATCACCGTGTTCAGGGCAATTGATGAGTGCTTTGCTAGTTACGTTCTTATACCCGTCAACCCAACCAACGAAGGCGAGGCCGTCGATTGCTGCCAATTCTTGCAATTGTTGACCCAACTCAACGGGGCAATATCGCTGCTTCTGACTGCCGCGAACATCGCCGCACTTTGGACATCTGCTACCGCGCACGAAGCTGCATGACGTAACAGACCATTCACCATGGTATTTACAATTGATGATTGCCCGACTACTAGCGTTTGTATATTCACCGACCCAACCAACGAATTCATAACCGTCAGCTAAAGCGAGGGCAGACAACTGCGCCTCCCGATCTGACTTCGAGATTTTTCTAGGCATACGCGATAGCTCCCCGCTAAGCGTGACGTACTACAGAAGTGTCTGAAGCGCTCTAACCTTCAAAGCCTTCGGGGCTTTTGCAGCAATGGGGTCACCTTTTGCCATGCCCGCCGCCAGAATGTCGAGCTGTTCGTCAATGATGGCACGAGCCATGATTGCGGCTTTTAAATTCCCCATTGTCATGTAGTGAAGGTTCACAGTGCCCCCAGCTACCCCAGCACGCTCAGCAATGGTGTCTCTTCGGATATTTTCGTACCCGCACTCACACGCCAGGGTGAACGCAGCGTCGAGGATCTTGTCTTTCAAATGACTCATGGGCGACCTATTCTTGAAATATTGATGTAGAGGATAGTGTGTCACTCGCTGACAGGCGCGTCAATGACGAGTTGGCCTCGAACGTCGCAAGGGTAAATCCACGCGGGGTGGCGCTGCGAATGTTCTTGGTCCGCGTGGATTTACCACCGCATTTTTTCCACCCTGGATTGTCCTTGTATAATGGTTCGATTCGCCGCCGTGGCGGCTCGCGGAAACCCGGACCCTTCCATATTCCTGTCTTTTTGTTGTATGCGTCACGCCCCGGGTAAATCTCCGGGTATATAGGATGTTCGTCACCCATTGGGAGGTAGCCCCCGTAGTCACATGGGTCGAACCAGAAGTCAGGTTTGCGCCACAGGGTCGACATCATACCCACGGGGTTCTCCGCGCCCCAGCAATCGCAATCGCATTTTTCGGCGATGAGTGGAACCAGTTTGGCGAGTTGTATCGCCTCGTCTTGGAACGCGGGGTTCTCCAAACGTTTACGCACCCAACTCCCCGACCCTGCGTTTGTCAGGTCGGTACACTCGGGGAAACCGAATACAAACTCAACGCCCGGGCCGACGAGCCACGCTATTTCCAACGCGTGACTTTCTATCTGGTCAGCGTAGAACCACATGCCGACCCGAATATGGTTACCGTCGCGAGTGATCCCTCGGTCGTGCTGACCATCGAAGCACCAGCACTCGTAACCCGCGTCAATCCACGGTTGCGCCATGAGACCCGTGAAGTCATAGAGGAATATCGCCTTACGTTTCATGTGAATGACCCCAACCCAGTGCAGAATTTCCAGTCAGCCCCGAAGCGCATTAGCAACTGACCACATGCAAGCTGTGCCGCTTCGCGATCCGTACCGGTGTAAGTCCATCCGGGTTTTTTGATCTCACGCCCGACGAACTGACCGATGATCAGCCCCACGTGGGATTGAG